ATGCCTAAAATCGTAACGCCTTTAAGCCTGTCTCAAATCAAAACCGCCAAACCGAAAGACAAAGTTTACAAACTTTCCGACGGCGGCGGACTGGCTTTATGGGTTCTGCCGTCCGGCACTAAATCTTGGCGGCTACAATATCGCCGATCCGATGGGAAAATGGACACGATGACTTTAGGACTTTTCCCACGCTTCGGGTTAGCAGATGCTCGCGCTTGGCGGGATGAGATGTTGTCTAAAATTAAAAAGGGCATAAATCCCAAATTGATTTCAGACGACGTAGCCGCAGCATATCGGTTTGAAAATTGTTTGGCGCGGTGGTTTGACAAATGGCGCAAGTCTGGGGGCAAACAGGGGACAGGGAAGAATCCCCGTTATGCGGAGCAGGTCTTGGCTGCGATTGAGCTTAATGTCTTGCCGACATTCAAGGGGCGCGATATTCGGTCAATCACGACGGCGGAAGTTGTCGCGGTGTTGCGCAAGATGGAGCAGCGGCAGGCGTTGGAGTATCTGCGGCGGGTAAAAGGTAACTTGGGGCTGATGTTTGATTATTTTGTTGCTGACGGCTCTATCCCTTCGAATCCTGTTGCGGTCATCGGCAAGCAGGTTTTTGACAAACCGCCCGAACGTCATTTCGATGCTTTGCGATTCGACCAACTCCCCCTTTTAGTTGAACGCCTCGAAACATCAAAAGATATTGGAGACCGAGCGCGGCTTTTAATTTACTGGCAACTGTTGAGCATGACGCGCCCGTCTGAAGCGGCAGGGACTAGACTGTCAGAAATAAATCTCAAGGCAGGCATTTGGGAAATACCTATCGAACGAATGAAGACACGCCCGCATATTGTTCCATTGAGTTCGGCTTTGAAAACTATTTATTTCGAGGCTATCCGCCTTAATGTGAACGGTATTTATTTGTTTGAGGGAGCGGGATTCGCTAAACCCATGTCCTCCGAAACTGTTCGCATAAAACTACGCTCCAAGATGGGACTTAACACAACGGCGCACGGCCTCCGAAGTTTGGCGCGAACATACCTGCGCGAAGTTTATAAAATCCGCAGAGATGTCGGAGAGATGCTACTTTCTCACGGGATATCCGACAAAACAGAACGCGCCTATGATCGTTCCGAACTTTTAGACGAGCGGCTGGAGATGCTCGAGAACTTAGGGCGCGATGTCATGGCTCTTCGCGACCGTTATCGCACTAAATGATGTTATTCGCTATGTGGTCGTCTGAAACATTTCAGACGACCTTTTTTTGTGTTGCCGCCCCTGCGACGACGGGCGGCGCGCGCTCCCCCTCCACGCCCGCGGGCTTTGCGGGGGTGTGTGTTTTTATGCAGCGATAGAGTAGGCGGGAATCCTTATGTTTCATGGGATTTTCGGCTTTTTTGGGGTACTGGTTTTTTATGCGTTTTTATGCAAGATTATGCATTTTCATGCTGATTTATGCGCCGCCTTTAAAATACAATAATAAAGCCGTCTGATTTTTTTCAGACGGCTTTTTTCAATCGATTTTTAGGGCTTGTAATAACTGGTCTGTGATGTACTGCAAATCCTCTTTCGGCAATCCCAATAATAGGCGCGATGGGAGGTTTTTGCGCGAATTGCCGTCTTCGTGTTCGGTGGCAATGGCTGATGCCGAACCGCCGAACCAGCCAATTTGCGCGCGGTTGGCGTCTGCCTTTTGGCGCAGCCAGCGGGCGGCACCGAGACTACGGAACATTGCCATACGGGATATGGTCGGCGTTTTCAAGTACAAATATTCCCGTCGGAATCCTAATAGATTTCGCTTTCCCTCAAACCTGACCAGCTCATCGCCGTTTTCTGTACGGCTGTATGCGATGCGACCTGTGTAATTGTCGCCGTATTTTTCCCCGAAAAAACGAAACGGTCGACCGTTCAGCCCTTCGCCATCCCGTATGCGGCGGAACATAAAGCGGTCGCCCTGACGCTTCGCCATTGGCTTGCCATCAGGTTCCACGTTTGCCCGAATCCGTTCGCGGTTACGGCGGCGCAGCTCCGTTGCGATATTGCGCAGAAGCTTGGCGCGGGCAGACGGTTGGAGTTGCAATGCCAGATGGCGGATTTGCGCGACAAACTCTTCCAACTCTTGCATTTGTTTATCCTTTTAGCAAAAAGGGCGCATGATTGCGCCCCGCATTGATGCCTAAAATACCTGTCGCGGCGGCTCTGTCTTGACTTTGTATGTAACCAAACCATTATCATCAAGTCCGGCGATGACGGTCTCTGACAATTTAAGCTCTATCATCACATCCCATACATCCGACTCTATCGGTTCAGCCTCGAAAATAAAGGCGCGTGATGATGCGTCCGCACCCGGACATAAAATATCCGGCTGATTCTCTTGCAACCACTTGTTCACAATCAAAAAAAGATACGCAGGATCGCGATGGAACTCCTGAATAAAAATATTGAGCGTGTACTTCGCTTCATAACTCAATGTATTTCGTTTCGGAATAATCTGCCCCGACAAAACCGTCAAACGAAGACGGTCAGGGGCGTCTTTAAACTCCGGCAGCGTTTCTTGTATGGCAAGACGCAGGCTTTTGGGCTTTTCCATTATCAGACGACCTTATTTTTTAAACCGCTGCCGCTGCTCTTCGATACGTTGGCAGTCAATACACAATCGGCAACCCGGTACTGCTTCTCGACGCGCTTCGGGGATGATTTCACCGCACTCTTCACACTCTTGGGCGGATGGCGCGGCGGATTCTTGTTCCTTTTGGCGTAACAGCCAGAATTCGCGCATTTTTTGCTCTAAGTCGCAGGCTTGGTCGATGATGTCGGTCATGGTGTAGCTTTCCCTTCTTCATCGCCTTTGAGGCAGGCTGACAAAGCGTCGCGATAGAGGCGGCATTGTTCAAACGCCGAGCGATAGGCAATCAAGGCGCGAACCATGTCCGCATTGGTTGTAATCTCTTCGGGCGGGTAGGCTTCACACTTCGGCACCGGCGGGCATGACTCGGCAGCCTGTACAGATACCGGCGGATTATGGGCGCAGGCAGTAAGGGCAATGGCTGCGACGAGAACAGAGAGACGTTTCATGTTTTATCTTTCATAGTTTGATGTTTAAAAGGGCGCAATCATGCGCCCCGCTGTTATTTTTTATTGATGGTTTTGGCTACATCTTCGGGCAGTTTTTCAGACGACCATTCATGATGCTTAGTCAGTGCTGCTTCGACTTGGCTGTTTTTTTCAGCCTGCACCTTCATGATTTGGTTTACCTGCTCCTGCAAGCTTTGGGCGCGGGCTTTATAAATCCTGATTGTTTCGTCTTTTGATTTGATGGCGGCTTCCTGCGCGGCGACTGTTTGTGTCAGTGCCTTATTGCTTTTTCGCATGTACATCAAGCCATATCCGAGGACGGCAACGGTCAGGATATAAGATACGACAACAACAATAGCTGTTTTCATATCATCTCCCTTCCTAGGCTTCGCTCACGCCTGCTGCCGCAGTGCCGGTAACGATGGGCAGGTTATAACGCTCCTCTGACGGGAACGATTTAACCGGCTTACCATCAACCAATTTAGACGGCCAGTAGTAGCCATCGATGTCGGCGGCGTTAAACGGCACGATTGATACGGCATTGCCCTGATTACCGCCCCATCCCATAATCTGCCCTTTGGCGTTTTTGCCGCCAACGAAAAACACATGGCCGCCGCCTTTGCGGGATTTCACGGCGATACAGCCATAGGCAGGTTTAGAAAGCTTGGTTAGACCTGCTTCAGACCATGCCTTTGCACGATACCAATCCTTGATGACGGCGCGCCCGCTTTTGCCGAGACAGTACCCGACAAACAGACCGCACCAAGGCGTCTCGTCGTCGGCGTACCACGCTTTTGCAGCATTGGGAAAGTTTCCCATCTCTTTGAGCCAAGACTGGATAATCGGGTTATGTTTCGCACCGACGATTTCTCTTAATCCGAGGTGCCGGCGGGCTTCCGCCATCCAAGGCAATTCAGTCATATTTTTTCCTTTAATTGTGTGTTTCAGATGTTGTCCGACCTTCTTGCATCAGGTTTTTCGATGACTGGCTTACCGCCTGTCGTTTCAAAAATCCTTGATTTGCGGCGATAGGTCGGGTTTTTTTCGGGTTAATTTTGCTGACGTTTCCGCCGCTCCATAACACTGCACCCGTGTGCAGGGCGAGACCGAAAATCAGTAGCCATGTTGTGAGAGATTCGATGGCAAAGGCGGCGGCCAGTGCGAGACTGCAAAACCACACGATAGACAGATAGGCGATTGCCGCACTCAACGGCTTATGCGTCTTGCCGCGCGCGTCAAACATGATGATTCTCAGGGCAGCGGTCAGGGATAAAGCAATGATGGCGGTGGTTTGGACGGTATTCATACCTCTTTTTCCTCTTCCAATTCCGTGTTTTTCAGACGACCTTGGTCAATCAGGCGCATGATTCGCTGCAATCCCAATACCAAACCGGCAGAAAAGAGGGCGGCAGCAGTAAAGCTATTGATGTGTAACTCATCGCCCGGGAGCAGCCAGTTAACAATGTCTTCCGCTCCGTCGTAACCAAAAATACCGCCAACAAAGGACACGGCAAACAACCAAGCCTTATTGATCGGACGTTCTGCCTTTTGGCTTAGGACAAACAGGGATGCGCCGATTAGCGCGCCGAACGCGACGGAGGCATGGACATGGTAGCTTCCGATGACGATAACAGCGGCATTGACGGCGGTGGTGGTTTTATCGTGGGTCATAACGTTTCAATCCCATAGATTCAGGGTAGATTTTTCTTGTATTTCTTCGTTTTTCGCTGCTTCGTGCAGCCTTATTTTTATGCCGGCGGGCAGCAGGGCAGGGTAGGCGGCCAAGCCGTAATTCTCGGTCAGGATGCGCTCGGTATGCCCTGCCGATGTGCCATAGCGCAGCCATGCGATATTTGCGACGGTGTCGCCTTCTTGCGTTATGTATTCCATTTCAGATTAATTCTGCATCGCAGCGTCTTTCGCCCATGACGGCGGCGGTCGCGTAGTGGGCTTCGCGACGGTAGTCCTCCGCCTGATTTTGCTTCATTTCGGCACGTTCGCCCGCTTTCCCTGATGGTTCCGTATCCGCGTATTTTTCCAACAGTAGGGATTTGGCATAGCAATAGACGGCGCGGCGGTAGTGGATGGTTTTCACGGACTCGCCGTTGATAACGTCGTCTGAATCGCCAGTTTCGGCAAGAGTGGATTTGCCTACCTGAACGGCTGAAATACGGTATTTTTTAAGCTGTCCGTTGACATGTGCGACGGCTTCAAGGGCAGCGTGATATACGCGCGAACTGGATATGTTCGCCTCTATCCGCATGACTTCGCGGAAGTTTGTTAAGTCAATAACGGGAAAAAACGGAATGCTTCGGATTTCGGATTGGTCGAATTCCTGCCGCCCTTGGTCGGGGTTATCGGCGAAAACCATCGTCATGTTTTGTATCCATACTGAAGAAGCCCGCCCGATGTTCAGGCGGGCTTCGGAATAGAGGCGCAGAGGCTTTTACGGATAAGGCCGTCCGCGATTAATCGGGAGGACTTTCCGCAGGCTTGCGCCCGGCGGGGGGAAGATTTCAGCTTTCAAGCTGTTTTTTGAGTGCGGCAATACGGGATTTGACGCCGATTTTGTCGGAATACTGCAAAGCGGATTCGTAGTAGCCTACGGCACCCTGCACGTCTCCGACTTCTTCGGCACGCTCGCCACATGCTTTGAAAAATTTGGCGCGAACTATGTCCGTCAGATTAATTGTGTGCATGCCTGTCTCGTCATCCGTACTGCTCAAGAGCGCGAGTAATTCAGCATGATTTTCGGGACTTAAATCGGCACCGGTGGCAAATTGCTCTGCCAACTCTTCGACCAACAGGTCAGGCAAGTCGCGGCGGTAGTCGTCTTGCACCTTCATATCATGCTTGATGGCAAACAGGATGTACGGCACGGCAGTATCGAGGTCGCCAATGTCAATCAGCCACAAAAGTGCAGTGGTAAAGACGGGGTCTGATTCAGACGGCGCCCCTGCTTGATACACGTCTTCAAGCCACGGCAGATATTTCAAAATCATGCCTTTTTTGGCTTGGACCTTATCGGAAACCGCTTTGATTTGGCTCAATACGGCACGGTCGGCGTTGAGGGTGGCGAGCAAGCGGCGGTACGGTTCGGCGGCGTTGATGTCCTCTCCGTTTTGTGCGGCCTGCTCGGCCAAAACTTGTTGTTTATGTGCTTGGGCGGGTGTCATTATTTTTCTTTCTGTGATGTCGTCTGAAACTCAATCGCCGCAACCCATACGGGGTGAAGCTCGTTTCAGACGACCTTTGATACAGTCAGACGATTTGCGCCTGATTGCTATTTGGCGATTTTGATGTTTTCCACCAAAGCCGCTGCGCCATACTCTTCGACGACATAGCAGATGTTTTCCGATTGGTAGTCTGCGATGCGGTCAAATTCAGGCTCGTCCACCAATTTGCGGCGGTGGCCGCCTTTGTGGAAGTAAATCGACAGATTTTCCAGCGGCGTAACCAGCAGGGTATTTTTCGGGAAATATGGCACGGTAACGACCGGCAGACCGCCCAAGCGTTTTTCGCTCATGATGATGTCGGCTGGACGCAGCTCACTTGCCTTATTACCTGCTTCTTTGATGACTGCGAAGTATTTTTCAGACAACAAAGATTGATGGCAGATAACGGTCATTCCCGGCATGTCGTGGAACTCTTCGTCAATCAGGTTTTCCATCACGTCGGTAACGAGATGGTCGATTGAGGTGTACGGTTTACCTGTACCGATTTCAATTGCATTCGCAGTTCCACCCATGACGTTTGTCGCTGCATTTTCGCGCAGGTGTTGCAACCAGCCTTTTTGTACATCCTGCAAGAGCGGATTGCTGGCAAAGTTGGTGGTCGCAGCGGCAGACGTGCCGTTGAAGCCAATGGCAATCAGGCTCAACGCTTTGGATTTGACGAGCTGGTTATTAATCAGCTTGACGTATTCGGGGTGGGCGCTCCAAGAGTCCATATCGTCGTAGCTGACTTGAGTGTCAAAATTGACTTTTTTGCACAAATACTGGCGGTCGCTCAGGTTGTGATATGGCTTGGGTTGGCGGCGAACGCTGCCGTCGCCGTTTTTTGTATCGGTACGAGAGGCGTTCAAGCCAGTCGATAAACCGATGATGGAACCGGCAATTTCGGTTTTGCTGATGATGTTGATTTTCTGCAAGAAAGTAGATTGCAGACGTACCGCTTCGCGCATTTTTTGAGATACGGCGGGCTGTACGTTGAATTGTCGCGCAATACCTGCGGCGGTTGTGCCGTTGGCTTTTGCGACGGCATTGATGTATTGCTGAATGTATGGGTGCATTTTTCGCCTTTACTTTGTTATCAATATTCGGAATCTGCGACGGTTGTCGCGCCGGTGTGCGCGGCGGCGGCATTGACAGGGGTCGATTCGACTTTTGCTTTAAATGCCTCGAATTCTTGTCGCAATGCCGCGTAGTCTTCGACGATTTTTCCAGTGATTTGCGCCGATTGCTCCAATTCTTTAGTCAGGACGGCAATTTCTTGGCTGTAATCGATTTTCTGCGGTTCTTGGCTTGGCTGTTCGGGGTCTGTTTTTTTGCTGAACATTGCATCGTGAATGACGGCAAAAATGCCTTTTTTCTCTGTTTTCGGTTGGTTTTCGGTTTTGGGCATATCTTGACTTTCCATTTGTGTGTATACGGCGGTGAAATTAGGGTCGTCCGGGGCAATCTGTCGGAATTTGAGCATTGTTGTACCCATCGAGGCGGGCGAGTCGGTCATCGCGAGACCAACCAAATAGGCTTTGCCGGTATCGCCGAACGGCTTCATAAGTTCCATCGACGTGAAGACTTTTTCGCGGTCTTTGATGTATCCCAGCATCTTCTCGGTAGGGTCGATACGGGCATACAAACGGGTCACGCCGTCGGCGGTTTCTGCTTTGAGTTCGAGGACGTCGCCCAATCCCGAATAGTCGTTTTTGGGGCTATATGGACGGTAATGTTCGAGATTGATGCGCGCGCCGTACAACTCTGGGTCATAGGCGGCAGCGGCGGCAATCAGGTCGGCGGATTCGATGTTGCGTCCGTCAACGGTTGCCCCTGATTTGCCGATGCAAAACCAGCGGTCGCTAAATTTTTCTTGGGTTGATTTGGAGGATTTATCCATTTTTGCCTGCTTTGGTGTTTGTCCGCTTTATTTTGTCATTTGCGCGGAACGAGGCAAGCAGCAGGGTTTTTTCATGTGATTTTCAAGTCATGCCGAATGGGCGGCGCGGGCGGATTTGCCCGAAAATCGGAAAATTGAAGATATTTTTTGAACTAATGGAAAAACGTCAAAACATCGAAATCGCGCAGAATATAGACCCGCGCCTAGTGGCGCGGTCGCTCTATTGGCAGGGCTGGAAGATTACCGCCATCGGGCGGCATTTGGGGTTGAAGCCCGCCACGGTGCATTCTTGGAAGCAACGGGAAAACTGGGACGGCGGCACGCCGATGCAGCGCGTCGCCTCTTCTATTGAGGCGCGCTTAATCCAACTTGTCAACCTCCCGAACAAATCGGACAGCGTTTACAAAGAAATGCGCCAGCTTTCCGCACTAATGAGCGGGGAGGGTAGTAAAAGGTCGTCTGAAAAATCGGAAATGCCGAAGGACAACCGCTTTGACGGCGCAGACAAGCCGCCTTTTGACAGCGTGCCGACCATAGACCGCCCGCCGCGTGAACATACCGAGCGCACCGAGCGCAGCCGCACCCGCTCCGTCGAAAAACCGCCGAAAAACTATATCGCGCCGGAGCAACAACAGCGCATGATTGAGATTTTTGAGGAACAATGTTTCGATTATCAGCGGTATTGGGGCGAGATTTACCGGACGCACCGATTCCGTAATATCTTAAAAAGCCGCCAAATCGGCGCGACTTTCTATTTTGCCCGCGAAGCCTTCTTGACCAGCCTAAAAACGGGCATTAACTCCATTTTCCTATCCGCGTCCCGCGCGCAGGCGTATCAGTTCAAGCAGTACATCCTCAACCTCTGCAAGATGGTCGATGTCGAGCTAAAAGGCGGAGATACGATCTCGCTGCATAACGGCGCGGAACTGCATTTTTTAGGCACCAATTCACGGACGGCACAGGGTCGCAACGGCAACTTGTACGTCGACGAATATTTCTGGATTCCCGACTTCGAGCGTTTGCAAACGCTGGCCGAGCCGATGGCAAGTCAAAAGCACCTGAAAACGACCTATTTCTCCACGCCGTCATCCGAAGGCCACCCCGCTTATGGTTTTTGGTCGGGCGCGATGTTTAACGAAGGCCGTCCTAGAAGAGAGCATATCAAGCTCGATTTGAGCCATGCCGCTTTAAAACACGGTCGTCAGGATGCCGACGCGCAATGGCGGCAAATCGTCACGATTCATGATGCACAGGAATCGGGCTGCAACCTCTTTGATATTGATTACCTTCGCCAGCGCAACTCGCCCGACAAGTTCGCGCAGCTCTTTGAATGTCAATTCGTCCCGGACGGCGAAGGCGTGTTTCATTTTGCCGACCTGCAAGCCTGCGGCGTCGAATCGTGGGATTGGACTTGGTACAAACCTGACATGATGCGTCCCGCTGGGAATATCCCTGTATGGATAGGCTACGACCCGAGCTATACCGGCGACGCGTCCGGCTTGGTGGTCGCTGTTCCGCCGCAACGCAACGGCGAGCCATTCCGAATTTTAGAAACACACATGATTAATGGGGCGGACTTTGAATCTCAGGCAAAAATCATTCGCAGCATGACCGAGAAATTCAACGTTACCAAAATCGTCATCGACGCAAACGGTATCGGCGCGGCGGTGTACGACCTTGTTAAAAAATTCTACCCGCCCGCCATCGGCATGACCTACACGCCCGATATTAAAGGGATGATGGTTTTAAAAACGCAGAATCTGCTCAAAAACAAACGTATCGAGTGGGACGCGGGGAAAATCGATTTGCAGATGGCGTTTATGTCCGTCCGCCGCGCAATTACTGCCAGCGGACGAAACATCACTTACGAATCGACGCGCAGCAAAGCCGCCAGTCATGGCGACTTGGCTTGGGCAGCGATGATGTTGTTTTATCAAGAGCCGCTGGACAATGTTGTCAGCGGACGTTTTGAGATTGATAGTTAAAGGATTTTTATGTCTGATTTAAATTCGACAGGCAATGAACCACGCACAGATTTAGAGATTTTCAGTTGGGGCTATGACGAGCGTTTGTCTTGGCTCGGCGCGGCGTGGGAATGCGCCGACAACGGCCATTACTACGAACTGCCCGTCAATCAAGAGGACTTGATCGGATTGCTGCGTGTCGGCGTACATCATTCGTCCGCGCTGCATTGCAAACTAAATGTCTTAACCTCCACCTTTGAGCCGACTGCGCTTTTGAGCCGCGCCGAATTCAAAAAGCTGGCTTTTAATTTCCTAGTCACCGGCAATGGTTATCTGTCGGCGGAGCGCAATCGCTTCGGCAAGGTCTTGGGATTCAAAAACCGCCTGTCCGTTTATATGCGGCGGTCGTCTAAAAAATACGAAAAAGACGGTTACTTCTATCTGCGTTCGCACGTCATCGCGACGGCTGACTTTATCCCAAAATCCGACGTTATCCATCTGATGCAGCCCGATTTGGTGCAGGAAGTTTACGGCATTCCCGACTATTTGGCGGGCTTAAGTTCGGCAGAGCTTAACCACTCGGCGACGACCTTCCGCCGCCGCTACTACGACAACGGTAGCCATGCAGGCTTTATCGTGTACGCAACCGACAACAATATGAATAACGACGATTGGAACAATCTCAAGGACCAATTTAAAAAAGCGCAACGCGAAGGCAATTTCCGCAATGTCTTTTTGCGCTCCCCTGACGGTAAACCTGAAGGTATCAAACTGATTCCGATTTCAGAGGTTGCCGCCAAGGATGAATTTTTAAATATTAAAGGAGTAACCTCCCAAGATATGCTGACGATACATCGCGTCCCACCGTCATTGATGGGGGTTGTCCCGACGGCGGCGGGCGGATTGGGCGATGCACGGACGGCGGCGGAAGTGTTCGCTGCGAATGAAATCGAGCCGATACAGGCGGCGTTTCTTGAAGCCAACGACGCATTCGGCGCGGAAGTGTTTAGATTTAAGCCGTACACTTTGGCAACGGTCGGTATCGGGAAATAGGAAAAGGTCGTCTGAAATGTTTCAGACGACCTTTTATTATCCATGTCATCTTTCGAAATACTCGTCCCGCATCCGAATTACCTCGTCCCGCTTATAGAGGTTGTCCCGCCCCACCAACTTCGGCTGCGGTATCAGCCCCGCCCGGCGGCGCGCCCAAATGGTTGTCGTGGACGGCGGCTTTTTGCCCGGTATCGTCCATAGTTTCTTCACTTCGTCCAGGGTAATGTATTCGCCCATTTTTATTCCTTTCCTATTGGTCAGTTTCTATTAATCAGTTTGTCATTCATTGCCTGCGACGCTTCACGGGCGGCGCGGGCGGATTTAAGAACGCTTTCGACGGTGTCGTATTGCGGTTTTTGGTAGCGGACCGTCTTCGCGCGGATATTGGCTTCGTCGGCGGCTTTGATGGCGGCGAAGTCAAAAACAGGTTCTTTCGGGGTCAGTCCGCTGACGAGCGGACGGCGCAGTTTCTCGATACCGTGGATGTATTCGCGGTAGTTTCGTTGTTCTTTTCGGGCGGCTTCGCCACGGATGGCGGTGTCTTTCGCTGCTGCTTCGATTTTTTCGCGGGTTTCGCGGCTCATGTATCCCAGTTCCTCGATGCTGGCCATATCAATCATGTCTTTTTGATATTCGTTTTCCAGTTCCGGGCTTAATCCGGCATTCGCCAAACCGACGGCGTTTTGCACCGAAAAACCGTGTTTCCAAATAAGCCATTCGGCGGATTCGGTTTTTTCTAGGTCGGTCAGGGTTGCCGCCGCTGGACGTCTGCTTAATTTTTGTGCAGATTCGGGGTCGAATTTCATTTTCGTAGAGTTATTGACACAAGTCCAAGCGGCGGCGGTGCCGCCGTTTTTTTTCAAAACCCACGAATGGACGCGCGAAATTTCGACGCGTCCGGTGGCTTTTTCGTAAACGCCCATGATGCGGTCAGCAGGGATTTCGCCGTAGCAGTTCGGCTCTTTCGCCTCTTCGCGGTACAGTCCGAGACGGACGTTTTTGCGCGATACGGACTCGCCGCCCAAAAGGACGGTAAAACGCATCCAGTCGCCCATGTCGGCAGCCTGTTGGGCGAGCATTAAAAGGTCGTCTGAAGCGTCGGGGTTGATTCGGCGCAGTTCGCGCCAGATGGTAACGGGGCAGCCGCCGATTTGCTGAAACTGGCGGATACCGTGATTACTTGCCCATGCGTCCACGCGGACGGCGGTTTCCGCCATGCTCAACAGCGCGTCAGACTCATAGTCAACGCCCAAGCCTTCGCCGCTTTGACTTTTGCCGTCAATGTTTTTGGCGATATATTTGGCGATATAACCGGCAGCCGAGCCGCGCACCCAGTTGATGGCTTCAAAGTCAACGCGAGCAGAGGCGGGGCTTTGTTTCCAAAATTTAAAATATTTGGATTCCCAGAATTTTGCCTCGGTTTTCAGACCGGCGCGGATGGCGGCGAGCGTAGGCGCGCTGCCTTGTTCTTCACGGATTTTTGATTGGATTCGGCGGGCTTCCGCGTCCGCTTCTTTCGCAGTCGCCAAGTATTTCAAACCCAGCTCTTCGCGGTTTTCGCGACAAGCGTGTTTTGCCACGACGCGGCGGAAGGCAAGGCGGTGTTGCTCTTCCATGAAGACAAGGCCGTGCCAGTGCGGCGTACCGTCGTGATGCGGCTCGGCAACGCGGAATCCGTAGATTTTGATTTTCAGACGACCTAATTCTGCATTGATACGGCCCCATACTTTATTTAAGTATGCCTGCGCCTGCGACGGCGTTTCGCCGCTGAATTTCTCGTTTGGCTTGCCAAAGTGGTGCATACGGTGCATGCGGGAAGGGCAGGTAATCGTAAAAAATTCGCCGACGTGGTTTTTCAGACGGGCGATTTCCTCGAAGCCGCGAATACGCACCATCAATTCGGCGCGACGCAGGGCGGGATTAGATACAGAGACTTCAGACAAAGCCTCAAGCGTGAACTCTTGCCCCAGCTCATTGATGGCAATCATGGTTTGCAACATGGCAAGATTGCGACGCTTTTGAGACAAACGGCGGAAAACCGCTTCATCAGAGGCATAAAGCCCCGTTTTACGGGACACAAAGCCAGCCTCGCGGCGGTAGCGTTCGGCGGCGCGCGCGAAAATGCGGCGAAGCTGGCGACGCCAGAATTTAGGGGCTTGCAGGCGGGCTTCGATGGCTTCGGGGATTTTGTCCTTGAATACTTTTTTGGTATCGATGCCGTATTCGGCGTCGGCATAGTGGATCAGACCGGCGAAGCTCCAGCCGATACGTTTTTTAAAATAGATGTCCTTGGCTGCGCTATCAGCAAGGACGCGGATGTCGTCGTCCGAAGCATCCAAACCTGCCGAACGGACGGCAGGCGGCAAAACGGTCAGATTGTCGAGCAGGGTTTTCAGACCGTCTTCGGCGCGAACACGGGCGGCGGCTGGCTGAATGCCGCTGTCCAACTGACGGACGATTAAATCGTTAAAGAACGCACGCGCTTTTGACGCCTCGGCAGGCTTCAGGCTTTCAAAGCCTTCACGCAACACGGGCGGAATCAGCAAAAAGGCTTTGGCGGCGTAGTCTTGCTGCGCCGCCTTTGCATTTGCTGTTTGAATTGATATGCCCATGATTTGTCCTGCCTAGTAAGTGGCGGGCTTCAGCCCGCCCTATGTCTCAATGCTTTAAATAATCTTGAATTCTTTCTTCGATTTCCGCGTCCAGCTTTTTCTGCTCGATTTTGTAGTCCACATAGAGCCAAACGCCGAGCGCGGCGGCAAAAACAATGCCGATGACTGCGATGATGCTCATTGCCCCACCTCCTGCGGAATTTCAGCGTCGCCGCCCATGTGGTCGAATGTCGGCGATTCGTAAGCGCGTACAACGTCCGTTTCAGGCAGCGTTTGCGGCGGATTCGGTATGTTTCCGTGTGTCGAACCGAGCATAAAAGACGAGGCGGCGAGCATCAGGGCGAGGATGATGTAGCGGATTTTGATTTTCATGATGTTTCCTTGTCGGGTCGGGTTCAGGCAGCCTTAAGGTCGTCTGAAACTGGGTTTACTTTCATTTTTCTGCCGGCGTATGCGGCGCGGGCTATTTTTTCGTCTATGCCTTCAAGCTGTCGGGCGGCTTCGGAAAGCTGGAGAACCGGCAAGCCCAAGCTGTACACTACGTTTTGCTGATTCAGCATATTGCCCAGTCGGGCGATTTCCTTTATCAACCGTTGGCTGTCTTCCAGAGCCTTGCTTTGCTCCGGCGTAACCAGCCAACTTCTGACGACTTCCGCATCGTTGTAAGCCGTCAACGGCTGACGGCCTGTATTTCGTTCCAAGAGCGCGTCGCGCTCCAAGCCGTTCATGATTTTTGCGTTTTTGGTTTTACTGCTTGCCAACGTTTCACCGATATTTCGGATTGCATCAGCATGGGCTTTAGTCTTGAAAAGACGCGACTGCCGCCCTGAGAATCCCCATTTCGGGACGATTTCGCCGTTCATTTTTCTTTCCCTTTACAACAAATTTTTCTGACTGCTGCCGCCGTGTTGTTCGATGATTTCGTCTGCCGTCATCTGCGGCGGCACCAAGGCGGGGTTTTGATGCAGCGGACTGGGCGGGGAGATGGTTTTGATGACTTCCGTCGCCGCCACGCCCGACCAGCCGCACGAAGCATTCAAGCACTGCACCGAGCTATAACGGACGCGGTCTGTCATCTTCCGACTTGCCGTTACCTTGCAGCGGCTGCCGCAGCAAGGGCAGGTAATCTGTACCCGCATATTTCCGTGTTCCGCCTTACTGATGTTGCGCTGCGTCATTTTCATTGCTCCGTTTCAGGTCTGCCGATGCCGCCTCAAAGGCTCGCAGATACATTTCCGCGTATTCCAGCGCAGCCACGGCGGCGAATTCCGACAGCGACTTACCGGAGGCAAAGGCAGCTTGCTCGAGTAAATCCAACTCTTCGCCGTAGGCTTCGATTTCAATCACGCCAAACGGCGCGCGCGGCGCGGCGGGATACACATCGGCGGCGCGATGGTCTTCGATTTTGTGAATACAGTATTGACACATGACGTTTCCTTTTTGGGTTGATGCCGTCTGTCCGGCGGGTCAAACGTCTATCCGCTTTGTCATAACCCCGTTACAATGTCATTTCCAGTAACCGTAAACGGAGTAATTAAAATGAGACTTTCCGAATTTGAAGTTTTACAACTTGCAGCCACCTTGACTGCGCCTCACGCCACCCGTTATGTAAGTGATGATGAATATGTTGAACGTATGTTCCACATTGCCGAATCCATCAAACGCAAACTTAAAGCACAGCAGCCAAAAGGGAAATTTGAAGTTTCTTAGCGATTAAGTGTTTTTGACGCTACCGCAAACCCCGCCCTGATTGCTTCATCACGCTTGATGATGTGCAGTTTTTTGCCGTATTTGAGGCGGTTGATATAGCGCAATTGCATTTCCAATGCCTGAACGCGGACGGCGATTTCTTCGACGGGGCGGTCAGGCATTTTTGCCAATTCAGCGGCAAGGCTTCGCAGCTCGCGCAAGTCGTCATTGAACAGGCAACCGTATTTACGGTCTTTTTTGGTTCGGATATAGGCGCGTTGTGCGCAGGCTTCTGCTTCTTCGGGGGTTAAGATAACTTTCATTTTTCTGCTCCTTGTTTGAAATGAAATTTAATTAGGTAAATTATAAAAATACGTCTGGTCTTAAATCTTCACGACGCACCCCATAACCCAGCTTTTCAATTTCCACTGCAACTTCTGCTGGGATTTTATTTCTCCCTTTTAGCCAACTATTTACAGTAGAACGATTTTTCCCGAGTTTTTTAGCAAGGGCGGCTTGTCCGCCTGCTGCGTCAATAGCTTTTTCTAGATGTTTCATAAGAACTCCTGAAGTTTTGAAAAGTATATTTAAAATAACCTAGAAAGTAAACTAAAAATAGCCGATTTTTGTCTATTCAAAATTTACAATGTTGAAAATATGGAGATTTTTATGACTTATGATTTGGCTAAATGGGCGGTAGAAGCAAGAAAACAGGCAGGAATGACGCAAGAACAATTTGCCTTTGAACTTGGCTTCTCAACTAAGGCAAGCGTGAATGCGATTGAAAAAGGTCGGAACAAGCCGACCTTTGAAACAATGGTAAAAATATCGGAAATTTCAGGCTTCCCATTGCCATATCTGACAGTAAGGTCGTCTGAAAATCATTCAGACGACCTTGAAACGGCACGCATAGATTTATATGACGTGTCCGCATCTTGCGGCAGCGGGCATCTCAACGTCGACTATCCTGAATTGCTGCACTCGCTGGAAATACCGAAGACTGCACTTAAAGAGCTGCTCGGCACGGACAACCTGCATGGCGTTAAGCTGATGTCGCCAGATGGAGATAGTATGGAGCCGACGATACCGCCGAAATCTATCACTTTAATCAAAACTGACGTCGCCGAATTTGAATCCAGCGGCGTGTATCTTTTTACATTTCAGGGATATACCTACATCAAACGCCTAGCGCGCGGCAAAGCAGGCGTCATCCATGTAACGAGCGATAATCCGATTTACAGTAAATCCGACTTCGTTATTGAGCCGGAAGAATTTGACGATTTGTTTATTCACGGCAAATTTTGGAAGGTACTGCCGTTGGATTTTTTGGATATTTAGTTTTTAAGAAAAAGGGATTTTATGAATGAGGGAATGTCTGATTTAGTAGCCGTCTTTGTCTTGAGCATGAGCACGTTTTACGCTGTTTGGCTATCGCTGGAGTTTTCCTGCAAAAGTAAATTACACCTGCTATGGACGATTCCTGTTGGCTTTTTTGGCTGCTTCGTGGCGATGGCGATATTTTCGCTTGTTGTCAGCCAGTCGCATGACTTTTTATTTATTTCGACGGTTTGCGCGGTATTCCTACCGCTCCCTCTTTGGCGGATGCTCAAACGCAGGAAAGAGGCAGCATTGCCGACCGAGCAGACCACCCCAAAAGATGCGGCATCGTCATTACCACTTGAATCGCTCAAGAATTTAAAAAGCAACCTTGATTTAATTAAAAAAAACAAAGTCCAGCGCAATGGCGAAGTGAAAAAAGTCAAAACTAAGACCCAAACCGAACGCATCCGCAGAAATTACAGCAGAAAATCGGCTGGTTTTAAAAAACTGGAAATCGGCGACAGAATAACTTTTGACTACACCAACGCCAATTACGAAACTTCGACGCGTAGGGTGCATATTACTGAGCTTGACGGGGTTTATATCAAAGGGGTCGATTTAGACAAACATGCCACGCGTACTTTTCGATCAGACAGGATAAACGGGGGAATTATTAATATGGATACAGGAGAGGTGTTTTATGTGTAATAACAAAGGTTGCTCGAAATCAGACGACCCTTCAGGCGACCATATCCGTTTCGAGCGGCTGGACGTGATCGCCGCGCTGGGCGACGGTTACATCAACAACGAAGCAGTGGAGGTCGTCGATTTCGTCCATGTCGATAAAGCATGGGCGCGCGAAAATCTCGGTGGCAACCTCTCCCGCATCCAAGTCATCACCGCGCGCGGCGATTCGATGCAAGGCACCATCGAAGACGGCGACGTACTCTTCGTCGATACCTCCGTCCGCTCATTCGAGGGCGAGGGCGTTTACCTCCTGTCCTTCGCCGACGGCCTAAAAGCCAAACGCCTGCAAGCCTCCGTCGGCGGCGGCCTGCTGGTCATCAGCGACAACCCGCTATACCGCACCGAAACCATCGAAAACGACAAGTTGGAAAAACTAACCATCTGCGGCAAAGTCCGCGGCGCATGGCATTTGTCGGGATTTTAAGGGTGGGTAAGATGGATATGACGATTATGGTTTTGATTTTGTTTGTTATGGCGGCAGCTCATGGTGGTCATGGCGTGGCGGACGGATACTTAGGCTGGAGGGTTTGAGATTGGCATTGTTTGCAAATATTATTTCAGTACCTGAAGAATTATGTCTTTATGGTAATGCGGACGAGACTGTTGATTTTTTTTCTCGGCTGTATACGAATGCACCCGTTACTTGTATTGACTTCACGCATACACACCGTATTAGTGCAGCGGCAGCACTAGCTTTGTTTGCACATGCAAACAATATTCAGCAGGAGCGCGGATTTACCCAGTCAGTCATTGTCAATTATAGTAAGTCTCCGATTGCTCATATCTTGAAGAAATCTGACCTTCTGGAGGCCTTGAAGCTTCCTGTTGGAAATAATTTATCTGGCGGGTTATTCCAATTTGCAAAAGGCTCGGAAATTGAAGTCACAAGGAGGCAAACTTTTGCGCAACTGGATTATTATCAACAGTCTTTTTTTCGACATTGCAAATACAGTGAGGACGAGGTCGAGGATTTTTTTAGGAATCTGCGCCATGCTATCAAGGAAGTACAGCTTAATATCGTCAATCATGCCTATATAGGCAGTAAATCCAGCAATGACCAGTATGACCATTACCGAGATAAAATATGGTGGCAGATGTTCTGGTATCTTCCTCATCTACGACAGGTACATTTTTTGATTTACGATTTGGGTGTAGGTATTGTGGATTCTTATGTCAACTACGCAACAGGGGAACGGATGAAAGATTATTCCGACTTAAACGACAGGCAAATACTAGAAGAAGCCTTGCTTCCTGGTATGAGTAGAATGGTGGGCGACGGGCGCGGTTTCGGCCTCTCTTATCTTACTGCTCCGCTTGACAGATTGCCTGGTTCCAGCTTATTTTTAAGGACAGGGAGAGCAGGCTGTCATCTTGATGGTAGACAGCCTAAAAATAATCAACCCAGAATGTTCTATTTCCCTGATTTTTCTCTTACAGGAACATTGATAGAATGGTCCTTCCAATTACCAGGATAAATAATTATGTCTGATACTGTTACTCTGCGTGTTGCTGATTATTCCAATGACCCATGGGGGCGAAATGCGGAAGACAATGCCAAAGGTTTGAACGGCGCATTGTTCCGAGAAGAATACTTAATCCCTGCTTTGGAAAAAGCTCAAACGGTTATCATCAATTTCAATGGCTTGCGTGATTATTTGGATTCTGCTTTTTTGGGTGGCGTTTTTGTCGACTTGGTCAAGAAAAACGGTTTTTCCTACGATGAGGTTCGAAACCGCGTAAAAGTGCAGGCTGATTTGAATTATTATCCAATAACCGTCAGCCGTATTTTGGAATTAGCAGAAACGGAACAGGATCGTTTGGCAAAATTGGCGCGCAATTGATATGGACGGCTATGGCGCTTTCAAAGACATAGGAGTTCCCTTTATTTCTTTTCTGCTCGGACTACTTGTTCAGTATTGTTACGAACGCAAAAAAGAAAAGGGAGCAAAATTAAAATATATTGAAGAATTAATCGAAAAACTTATCGCATCAGAATCTGAAACGATTTATATTTGTCGCTTTTATTTTAATCAGCTTCAAAGGGCTACAATGAAATTTTGCGCAGATTATAAGATTAAAGCAGATATTGAAATTGAGCTGTCTGATTTAAGTATTTCTTGTACATCAGGTAAGTTGAATATAGAATTGGCTACATCATCTTCGATTAATTTGATTAACAAAATTAACAATGCCGTCTGATTTTTTCAGACGGCTTTTTTTTTGTTCAGTGTTTGGAAAATGCGGCGGCAAAGTTTGGGCTGACTTCGCCTTCATATAGGACAATCGGTACGTCTATCAGGCTTTGGAGTTTGACGGCGGTCGTCAGTCCGTTGCCGTCTAGGGTGTGGACGGTTTCTTTCCCCACCCATTTCTCTGCGTCGATTTCGGGCTTGAATCCTTGCAGGGTTACGGGGCTTTCAGGGGCGATGTCGGGGCGGCCAACGGCTAGGGAAATATCGAATTCCATTGCGCCGCGTTTTAGTTTTTTGTACGCGGCGCGCGCGCCGGTGGCGGCGGTTTTGGGGCTTTGGTAGGTATGGCGCAGGGTTTTGATTTTTTTGCCGGTGGTGTCTGCCTGCTTGATTTCGGTTACTTCTTTGGTGGTGGTTTTGTGGGTTTTGCCGTCTTTGCGCTTGGTCTTGTATTGCTTGGTAGTGGTAACGGTTTTTTTAACGGGATCGTAGTTGTCTTCGGTAATGACGACTTCGTGCTTTTTCCCCGTCTGCTTGTCGATGTAGTAGGCGCGGACGGCGTTGTAGCTTTCGGTATTGCTGTATCTGAATGTGTATTGGTCGCCGCTGTTGCGGGTAATCCTGATCGTGGGCAACGGCTGCCCGCTGGCGGTCGTGGCTTCGCCCGATGAAACAAACAGGAGGCGGCCATGTTTGACTGTTGCGATGGCGTCGTAGCGTTCGGCAAGGCGCGACAAGAAGGCGGCGTCGGATTCGTTGCTTTGGTCGATGTGGTCGATTTTTTCTTCTTGGTAGGCTTTGCCGATGATTGGTGTGTAGCCGTTGGCGGCGGCAATGGATTCGATGATTTCTTTCAGGCTGGTTTTGTGCCAGCTTTTTTCTTTTGCCTCGGAAAAGCGGTCGGATGTGTCGGCGGATTGGGCGGTGATGTGTAGGGTGTCGGGTGCACCGCTCCAGCTTACTTCAGTAATTTTGTAGCTGCCTTTATCGACAATGCCTGTTTCGATGTAGCCTAGGGCGATGGTTATCTCGGCAGACTTCGGGGGCAGGGCGAGCGCGCCGTCGTGGTCGGACAGGCTGACGGTCAGCTCGTCCGCCTCGAAGCCGCTTTTGTCGGTCAGGCTGATGGAGATGATGCGGGATAGGGCGTCGGTATTGAACGGCTTGCCGTTGATGGACAGCTTGGCGACGGGCGTCAGATGGTTGCCGCCCGTGTCGGTTATGGCGTTAAAGATTTTTACGGTTTGGTCTTTGATGGTGGTCAGGATGGTCATGGCGTTTTGCTTTTCGGTTTAGATGCCTGCGATACGGCGGGCGATGGACATGCCGAGTTGCAGGGCTTTGCCTTTTAATCCGAGCGGGCTGTCGGATACTTTTTTCAATTCGAGGCTGAAACTGATGGCGCGGGCTTTGCTGTCGTGCATGAGCTGACCTCTGTCCTCTTTGATGGACGTGATGACGTATGCGCCCATTATCTGCCCGGTACCCAGTATCAGGTTGTACGGCTTGCCGCGCTCTGCCATGAGGCGGAGCATGGACAGGGAGGTATCGCCGCCTGTGATTTCTGGGCGCAGTTCGGCGGATAGGGTGATGGTTTCGGTATCAGGACCGATGTATTGCACGGGGTTGATACCGCCGCCGACGGTTGATTGTTCGGGATGCCGCCAGCCGTTTTGACGGCTTATGGTTTGGAACGGGATGGTGCGTAACATAAATGGGAAAAATCCGAGTGTTGCCAGCATTTTTTTATCCTTAGTCGTCTTTGAACGCGCTGCGGGCGCGGCGCGCTGCATTGGCGGTTATTTGTTCGATTTGGCGACGGACTTCGCGGGCAATTTCCGCCGCGCTGCTGCTGCCGCCGTTGATGGTGATGTTGATGTTCATGCCGCCACCGCCGCCGCGGTTGAAGTCGGCGGCAACGGGAACGGCTCCGGCAAGGGCGGGGCGCGGCTCGGGCGTAGAGGACGGCAGGATACTGCCCAAAGCGGTCAATCCTGCTTTGCGGATTTTGTCGAGTACCCGCCATCCGCCAAAACGTGCGACGTCGCGTTGATTAAAGACGACCTCGCCTTTGTGGACGATACCGGCGGGGGTATTGACGCCGCCCGCGCCGGTATAACCGCCCGTCGAATAGCCTTTGTTTGGGATGTATGCGCCTGATCCAATGCTTGAACTGCCTAAACTTGGCATGGTTAATTTAACGGAAAAGGCTTTTTTGAGCCATTCATACGCACCCATCGCGGCAGATTTGAGGGCGTTCAATGGTCCAAGGGCTACCTGCGCCGCCTGTGCAATCGGATTTTCTCCGCCGAATACTTTTTTGATCCATTCCCAGCCTGCGACCAGTGCGGATTTGACTTTCTCCCAGTTTGCGAACAGTGCAATCAAGACGCCTATCGGACCCGTAAAGGCAATCAGCAGCGGGTTATTTTGAAATACTTGTTTAATCCATTCCCAGCCTGCAATCAGGGCATTTTTGATTCTTTCCCAATTTGCGAAAAGTGAAATCAATGCGCCTATCGGACCTGTAAAGGCGACAAGCAGAGGGTTGCTTTGGAATGCCTGCTTAATCCATTCCCAACCCGCAATCAGAGCTGCTTTGACTTTATCCCAATAGACGTATAAGGCGACGAGGGCGGCAACAGCAAGAATCGCCCATCCGAACGGGTTTGTAAGCAGGAACATTGCCGCCTTTAATCCGAATGAAACGAGAGCCATCCCGAGACGGGCTATCCAGCCTATCAGTGTCCCCATGCCACCGCCTGCAAACCTGATGATGGTCATGAATCCGCTCATGACGCCTGTTATCCCGTGAACTGCCAGCCCTAGGGCTGAAATGGCGGTAGCACCCACGGCGAATAGGGCAATCAGCTTCATGATGGCGGCGGCGGCGGTGGGATTTTGGGCAGCCCATGTGCTTAATTTGCTGTTTACGTCGGCTATCCATTGGGTCAGGCTTTTGAGTTCCGGAGCTACTGATTCCCCCATCGTGGCGAGAAAGTTGGTAAATGTTCCGCTGGCCGCGTCCCAAAGGTTGGTCAGTGTGCCGAGCTGCTCATTCACGCGCTGGTTCAGGCTGGCTTGCGCCTCCATTTTTTTGGCGAACTCTTCATAGCCTGTTTTTCCCTTCTCAATCATCGTGTTTAATGCTTGCAGGGTCTCGGCATCGTCGCCGAATATCTTTTGCAGTATCCCCAATCTTTTTTCTGTGGTTAGGCTTTTGAGTTTTTCGAGCTGGGCATACATTTTGTCGAAGCCGCCGAATTCGCCTTTCCCGTTGGTAAAGTCTAAGTCTATTCCGCTGCCTTTGGTTGCTTTGGCGATTTTTGCGGTATCCATCATCCGTGTGAATACTTTACGCATGGCATTACCGGCGGATTCTCCTGACAGTCCTGCTTGGTCGAGCATACCGACCAACGGACCCATCTGTTTCATTGCGGCTTCGCCCTTGATTTTCAGGGTATCAAGAGCGGGGGACAGTTTTGAAAATGCGCCCAAGATGTTGCCGTCCTCGACGCCTGTGTAGTAGAGGCGTTGGACTTGGTCCATGATGGCGAGCATCTCTTTTTCGCTGGCGCGGGTCGCGTCTTGGAGTTTGGCAGTCATCTCGGCGGCGGCGTCAGGGGCTTTTTTGAGCTGCACCGACAACATGGCTGCGGCCTCGCCCGTGCCGCCCAAGATGGTTTGAGCGGATACGCCTTGGCGCATCAGCATGGTCATGAGATTTTTAAAATCTGCCGTCGTACCCGGTAATTTGTCTCCCAGTTTGGTAGCCAGACTGTTGATTTTTTCGTATTCGGCGGAGACGCTTCCGTCGGATGTCATCATGGCGGCGCGTAAATCTACGGACGCCGTTTCGCTTTGTGCGTATGCGGTTATCGGCTTTTCTAACAGGCGTTTCGCGCCGTATGCGTGAGCAGCGGCGACGCCTGATGCCATAATGGCTTTTGAGTTTATGTCGTCCAGTTTTCTGCCGGCATTTGCCCATTTTTGCTGCGCAGCGAATTTTTTGTTTGTTTTCTCCATCTGCTCGGCAAGTGTTTTTTGATTTTGGGCAAGATTGACGGTGGACGTCCCGGCGGCTTTCATTTCTTTCGCAAGCCGACCGGTGCTTTTTAGTTGCCGCTCTTGGGTTTGTTCCAGTATTTTTGCCTGCTGGGCAAGTTTTTTCATTTCTCGGCTTTGTGCTTGGGTTGCGCCGCCGCTTTTTTTCATTTCGGCGAGCAGCTCCCGCTGCCTGTTGCGGTTTTCTGACAGCTTTTTATTTGTTTCGCTTAGGTTTTGGCGATATTTTTCAAGCCGCTTTGTGTCGTTTAGGGCTTTATTCAGGCGCATTTGCTCTTGTTCGGTTTGTTTTAATCTTCCGCTCAGCCCTGATGCGGCTTTGCTGATTCGGTCAAATTGTCCGCTTGCTTTATCGGTGGCTTTGAGAATAATATTAAGCGTCTTATCGGTCATGGCGTTTTGCCTGTATTTAAGGGATGGATTTGATATGTTCGGTTTTTTTAAGCGTCAGCCTGTAAACAAACAGCCTGCATTCACGCCGTCGAGACGTCCTAAGTCTCCGGCGCAATTGCGGCGCGAAACTGACGAATACATCCTGAAAGTTCAAAATGAAAGTCGTGTTCTTTGCGAGAATTACCGCAATATGACAGCAGCTAAGTCAAATCCTTATCGGAAGGCGGTCAGTAGCGCGATTGCTTTTTTCTTCGTTGGGAAATTGTTCAAGTAATTTTTAATTGAAAAGGTCGTCTGAAATGTTTCAGACGACCTTTTTTATTGCCCTGCGTTTTCGGATTGGATCCGGTTTATTTCTTCTGCTTTTGCCGCCCAACTGTTTAACCTGTATAGGTTTTGTTCGGCAAACCAATCAATCGACCCTTTAAATGTGATTGCGCAGAGGGCGAGGGCATCGTCTATTGGGTAGAACTTTTGCTGTTCGCCGTCAACGTCATCCTCCCAAATATCAGGGACGGAATTTATCAGTCGGCTGAAAGTGTCTGCTCGGTAGCGGAATCTTGGATATAACCCAATTCCGCAAAGGCTTCCTGAATCTCTACTTTCGCTGACGGCGGCGCTGAAAAAAAATCTACGGCGGCGTTGAGGGCTTGTGCGTCCGCCATGCTGAATCCGCCATATTGAGCCATGCCGATTTTGGGCGTACTGATTTTGGAGAGCAGCTTTTGGATGGTTTCCGTGTGTTTGATTTTAATCAGGTCTTGCCCTAAGCCTGCCATGTCTTTGGCGAGCGGTTCGCGGAGGGTGTAGGCCGTGCCGTTTGATACGGTTACGATAATGGTGTTGTCCGGGTTGATTTTGATTTTGGGTTCTTGCTGCATTTTTTGCGCCTTTGAATTGATTGTTGTCGGTCGGGCTTTTCCTGCCCGACCTTTGCTTTTTACCGATTACAGACCTAACGCATTGCGGATGCCGGCGCGAATGTCTTTACCGCCGATGACGAGTTTATTTGCCATCAGGTCGCATTCGAAAATGACTTCGCCGTCAACTGTTTCCTTCCAATAGGTCAGGGCGTACTTAAATGTCTGTTCGCCGCCTTCGCCTGCTTTGTCTTCGTTGCGCGTGGTCTCGATGATGCGCCCGCGGGCTTCGCCTACCAATGTTTGATAGGTTTCTTCGTCCTCTTTGTGCAACGCGCCTTGGTAGCGCAGCAGGTTGCCATTAATTTTATGGCTGATTGACTTGAACAACTCGAGGTCAAAGCCTTTGCTTGTCAGCTCAAGCTCGAGTTTCTCGATACCGTGAATGACTGTGTATTCACCCAGACCGCCACCCGGCGTGTAGTCTTCGGTTTTAAATTTGATGTCGGGGCGTTTGACGGTCATCAGGACGCCGTCTTTGTTGAGGCCGTCGGTAAATACGTTAAAACTTTTGAGGATGCGTGGTAACTGCATTTGCTGTCCTTATACTGTGGTCGGTTTGATGTTTGACGCAAACTCGATGACGCGGTCGGTCAGGTTAACGATAAAGCGATCGGAGACGTGTTGGTTCAGTTCGATGTTTTCCAACGGCGGTGCGACGGTAAATTCGTAGTCAAATGCGAAGATGCCGTTTGATACGCGCTCTTTTTCGATTTTTTTCGGGTCGATAAATACCTGCGCGCCCAATAACCAACCTTTATAGACTTTTTCCGCCAGCTTCGCGTTGATTGTGTTGATGATGTCAATCATCAGGGAAGGATGCATCGGTTTATCCATTGCCCAGAGGAAACTTTCGGCGATGGTCTCTTTGATAATTGATGCAACACGGACTGTCGGCTCAAATGCCCAAATCGGATCTGCCGAGCAGGTTCGATTGCCCCATACGCGGAAACCTTTTTCGCGGATCAGGGTCGTTACGTCTAGGTTGTTTAGTGTGTTCGCATCTGAATTAATATCCAACAGTCCGAAGCTGCGCGGTGATTTGATGGCGGACACGCCTTGAATCTCTGTATTAGATATTGATTTGTGCGGACCGATTTTTTCGTCAAGCATGGCGCGCGCGCCTAAGATTCGGGCAATAGTGGCAGCGGTCTGCGGCGTTCCGTTTGCGCCTGCTGTCATAAACTCATTGTCGATTAACATGAGATTATTTTGTCCAAAACCTTGGCGGTAGGTTTGCACTGCCGGAATCTCGTCAGCCCCTCCCGCAGAAGCATAGACGAATCCACCCAAGGCGTTGGCAGCCACGCACAATTCAGCGGTTACGTCGGCATCATCCAATTCTGGCGCACCGATAATCTTTGGCTTGAAGCCAGTACGGACAGGGGCTTGACGCAGGATTTTTGCGCCTTTAATTATTGCTGCTTTTTGTTCAGCGGGTTTTGCCGATGATGCTACACGGACTACAACAATCTGCGCATCTGCTTGGTCATAGATGGCATCTAACGATTTCCCCAGTGTGCCTTTACTGCCTGCTTTTCCCAACAGGCTGCCGACAGATGTAGCAAAAATCGGAGTGTCCTGCGGAAAGGTCTTCGCGTCAGCATCTTCAGATGTGGCAACTAAGCCGATGATGTTGCTGGCGATGTCTGATACGGCGCGCGCACCGTGGGTATATTCGTTGGCAGTTACGCCATGCATTCGTTTTGCAGTCATATTTTTATCCTGTTTATGTCTTTCCTGATTGTTTTCCAATCATCCTCTCTACTCAAGTATGATTTTTTTTTATCGGGCTTTTAAGGTCGTCTGTGTAAGCCGCCGCCGCCTTTTGCACCATGCGGATGGCTGAAAATAATAAAAGCGACGGAACCGTCGCTTTTGTTTTTACCAGTTACATATAACCAATTCGCCGCTTGTTTTACCGGTTTTGTCTCTGCCAACTGTATAGGCAAGCTCAAGCGGAGTGATGCGGAAGTCTTTGAACAACTCCCTTATATCAGGATGGTCATTGATAGATAGCATGAATTTGCCCTTGCTCTCCGCCATCGCTTTGGCCAGCAGCTCATACTGTGACCAATCGAATGCGTGGTCGTAACCTGCGGTTTGCCAGTACGGCGGGGCGGCGTAGAAGAAGGTATGCTCTCGGTCATACCGCTTGAAGCATCGATCCCACGCCTCGTTTTCGACGAACACACCTCTCAGCCGGGCTTGGGCTGCTGTCAATTTTGCCCTAATCTGCGACGCATCCCACGCTTTTGACGTGGTAGCCGTACCAAAATGTTGATGGACGGTCTTGCCGCCGAAGGCGTTGTGTTGAAGGTAGAAGAACCGAGCAGCACGCTGAATATCGGTCATGCAATCAGGCGGCGTACTTTGCAGGCGGGCAAAGACCTCTCGACTTGTCAGTGCCCACTCAAACTGGCGGACGAACTCGTCAAAGTGGTGCTGGACCACACGGTACAGGTTGATGAGCTGTCCGTTGATGTCGTTAAGTACCTCTACTTTAGCAGGCGTTTGGCGCATAAAGAACAACGCTGCGCCACCTGAAAACAGTTCGACATAGCAGGAATGCTCGGGGAACATGGGCAACAGATGTTTTGCCAATCGGCGTTTGCCGCCCATCCAAGGGATAATCGGTAGAGTTTGTTGTGTTTTTTGCATCATATATACTCCTAATTTGCGGCATTCGGGACGCTCGGAGTCAGATAAAATGTGATGCTCAACGGCACTCTGCTGATTTTTTAGTTACTGAATGAATTGATGTTTTTACAACGTGCGCATTTGATTTGCACGTATCCGCTGCCTTTGGCAAGCAGTTTGCCGCAGTATTTGCAGCGCATTTCGCGGTAGATTTGCATTTGCACTCACTCCCATATCACGGATAGAATGCCTCGGTCTCTAGAGACTAAGGCGGCCTAGAAGTCAATGCAGGCACTATCTGCTTGGCTGGCGTAGCGGTGTTCCCGCACCGCTACGTCGCCGTCCCACTGATTTTTTCAATCTCCTCTCTAAGGTCGTCTGAAATTTCAGACGACCTTTTCTCTTAACTGATACCGTACTCAGTCATCAGTGCAGTGACTTTTTCGGCAACTTTACTGATGTCTCCCTGAACAAACTCGATGCCTGCGCCAATAATGACATTACGCCCTACATTTCCGGCATGATTCATACCGAAACGAATTTTGTTGAACGCTTTATCAGCACCTGCTTTGACAGGGATGACCGCAACGTACCACTTGTTGTACGAGTACACCTGAGTTGCGGAAATTGGCTTACCATCGATAGTCGTACCCTCGAATGAGCGCAACTTGAATCCCGCCTCTTCGTTTGTACTTACCAAGCCATTATTAATAATACTTCTATCGTTCAGGACGACTGCTGAGAACCCTGAACCCGCGGCGCCGCCCGAAAGCTGCTTGAATGGGAACACAATCGCGGAATCAGACGAACCATCAGAAGTCAGCCCCTCAGACTCAATGAATCGAATACCTTTACCCTCACCGGCAACCAAGGAACGCATGATTTTATGACCGTCATCTTCACCGAACGCACCAGCCCAGTCTAATGGCTCTCCGGCTCTTTCGGCATTATTCAAGGTTTTCAGCTTGGCCGTATTGTTGCTACCGACCGCCTCGGCTGCCGTTGCCGCCAATCCGTCAAACGTGAACTTGACGGAAGTCGTAGATTTGGCAGCAGGTGATTCGGCTGCCGTTTCAGTCTCTTTCGGCGGCGCGGCAGGCGGCTGAGTCGTAGGCTGATCATCTCCTTCCGCTTTAGGCGGCTGGGCAGGTGTCGTTGCCGCTGCCTGTTCCCCGCCTTCAGCCTTCGGAGAGTCGGCAGGTTTGGCAGGTTTAGTATCAGCCGCCGTGCCGTTATTCAGCTTGGCAACAGCCGCTGCAACGGCGGCATCAATAAGCGCCTGAACTTCAGTTTTCGTCAGTTTGACATTCGCCTCAGCAGTGCCTTTGGCAGTCGTAGTATTACGGAAAACATGGTCGGTAAATACCCCTGTTCGCTGATCCCATGTTTTATTGTTGTCGTGACAACAATCGGTATGCGTACCCGTTTGATAGAATCCCTGACTCGCTATACCGCTACGATGAACATAGGCGTAATCCGAGATATAAGGCTTCGCAGGCTTATCCCCCTTGGTATAAGGCGTCACATCCAAACGGTTGTCCCGAACGGTACAACCAGTCAGGTTGCCCGCTAAAAACTGGCGGGCATAGTTGCCGTCAGGGCCATTTCGAGCGGTGTTGTTCGCAAAATAGCTGCCATCGATTGTTCCGTATCTACTTTCTGCACCTATCAAGTAAGCATAAGTAGAGTCATTCACAAATCCTTCAAATACTGCACCGCTACCGCTTCCGGCTGGATCGACGGCCTCAATACTCAGACTTTTCGCATCGGAATATTTCGTACCGCTGGCGGTAATGCGAATACCCGTAATCACACCATTTTCGACCGTACAGGTTGCCGCCGCGCCGCGCGCACCTTCGCCGCCGCCTGTAATCACAATTTTGGTATCCGCACTGTATCCGGTTCCGCCATTTTTAATGGCAATATTGCTCAAATAGCGGAGACCAAACGCCTCACCAAAAGGCAGGGCAAAAGTACAGGAATTGTCCGAAATCGTGAATCGGTTGTGACCGAAATTACACGGCACGCCTCGCGGCGCGTAAATGCGGTTGTTTTGGACAGTGATATTGGCACGCAGCCACCACAAATCCTTATCTTTTCGGGCTTTTACCCCCGTTGCACCATTAATCAGGAAAATCCCATTCATGCCGCTGATAAACTCATTGTCTTTGATGACAATATTGGATTCCTGATATTTAAAGCTGCTATTGTCTGCGCGCCCACCCTTAGTGGTGTCTTGCGCGAAGGTTTCCTCGATGACGACACCCGTACCGTAGTAGAGGCATGAGCCGCTATTGCCGATAATTTGGATATTGTTGCCAGTATGTGCATCAGCAACTTTACGCGCAGCGAAACCGAAGTGGTTGTTGATGAAGCGGATACCAATTTGCGGCAGGTATCGGCTTGTCCACAACCAATAGCCCGGGTCAACGGTAACTTGACTGTTGTCGCGGGAATGCTCGACCGAAGCATCCGGATGTCCGACACGGCCTTGCAGACAGTTCATGCCCTCGACAGTAATGCCGACACCACGGACAACGCCAATGCCGCCGATATAGTTGTCAGACATGAAGCCGCCGTAAACCTTGCAGTCGTAGCAAACCATTTTCTCGCGGATGGCGGTATCAATATCACCGCCGCTAACGTCACGACAATCTCGGGTAGAATAAAGACCAAACTGTATTGCACTACCGGTCATCCCGCGAACATCAAAATCCCAGACGACCAAGTGGTAAACATCATAAATCAACCAGCCATTTGCCGAAGACCCGCGCTGACCACCGCTCCATTTACCCCACGTCTCAGAAACAGTGCCGTCTTCCTGCGGGAATTCATTTTTCGTGCCGTCAGCGTTCCAAAAGCCGCCAACGCCTAAATCAACTTTTCTTGACTGTTGACGTTCGTATTCTTTGATTTTTGCCCATGTTAAATCATCAGGTTTTTTGACATCTTGTACCTGAGCAGCATTGTTACGGTAACGGGCGAGGTCATGCAAAAGGCGAGTGGTATTAAAACCTAAGTCATACAACCCCTTGTCCGCATATCCATAGCCGATATGCGGATTTTCAGGCGTCCAGCCATCAATTGGCGCGAACAACCCCTGACGACCGCCGACATAGCCTTTTTCCATCCAACGGCGGGTACGGATAACACCGCCATGCATAATAACGTTACCTTCGCCGCCGTCCATTTCGAACACGTTGACGCCAAAGGATTCGGCAATAAACATGACACCGCGGAAATCGAAGAAACAATTAGACTTATTGCGGATATAGATACAAGGCTGCGCGCCGTCAATAGTCAGAGTCATACCGCCGACCGTGACTTTTCGACCGTCCGCACCAAAAACATCAGGCTTATAACCCACGTTTTTATCCACGCTGAAAACCGAACCCTGACGAGCGGTAATATATGATCCATTGGGGATACGTTCGATGTATTCGGTAACGGCGCGGCTGATTGCAGCAGCTTCGGCAGGAGTCTGTTTGTTCGTTTTGAAGAATCCCGACAAGACTTTTCCGCGCAATTCTTCAGTCAGCGCATCTTCGAGATAGTACACGCCGCGCTCAATTGCCAGCTTCATGCCTGTTTCGTGTTTGGCCTGCAACGCCGCCACTTTGGCAGCAGTCTCAACCTCGGAAAGCGCACCGTTTACAGCGGTTGCGATTTTGGCAGGAGCAGCCATTTCTTTAGCTTCCGCCGCCGTATCCTTCGCCGCCTTCGTATTCTTGGCAATCGCCGACAGCGCTTTTTCTAAGTTGTTTAATTCTTTAGCCATTTGTTTCACCCAAATCTTTTAAAATATCCGCTAGCGCCGCGTCGCTAACCCCACTATTGTCCGTTGCCGGTTGCGTTGGGGCAGGAGTGGGCGTCACCGCCGCGTTGTTACCCGTGCCACCCGTTGCCGGTTGCGT